TTGTACCCTGATAAAAACTTAAATTTTTTCTTCTAAATTCTGCAAGAACTAATTCGTTGTATCTATCTAAAATACCTTGATTAACTATTTTAAAATTATCTGGGTTATTAAAAAATTCATTTCTATATTTATCTATACGATTTTTACCTCCTGTGGTGTTACGTCTACCCTTTTTTATAGTTGGCACTGGAATACTAGCTTTATATTCTCGTTCTGCTCTTGTATATAAGGAATCTGCTTTTTTTAAACCTACTTTTACTATTGAGTACAAATGTGTTGTTTGATGTTGTGGTATTAAAGTTTTTGTAGCATCTTCTTTATAAAATATAGAACGATTTCTTATTTGTTGTAATAGTTCTATTCTTTCAGATCGATTTGTACCTGTTAAATCTATAAGTGTATCATTAGTATTAAAACCATCTACTACTGATCCGTTAGAGCCATTACTCGTAGTGTTGTTGCTACTTAAACCAAATATTGTATTTGCTTGATCTAAAAATCTAGCATTATTTTGATTACTATTATTAGCAATTACTGTGTCAACAATAACGCCTTGATTATGTTCGCTATGTTTTTTTTCTACTTTTGCTTGTAAATCTTTTTTATCTTTTGGATTTAATACTGGATTTAATTGTATAAATAATTGTTCTATTTCTTTCCATTCTGTGTCTTCAGTAAGGTTGTCTATAAGAGCTTTATATATGTCCATATTATATTTATTTATTTCTTGAATATATTGATCACTAATACCAAGTTTATTACCATCTGGACCTGTTGCTTCCGGATCTAAATTCCAACCTTTTAATATTGCTTTTTCTTCAATTTTTTTTAGACCTGCTGCATAATGTTTTATAAATTCACCATCAGGATCATTCCAACTTTCATAATTATTTTTTGCTTCATTTGTAAAAATTGAAATTGCAGCTTCTACTTCATTTTCGTGAGCAACACGTTGTTGTTTTATAGAATGCTGCGTCATTTTATTTTCGGCAGATTTTAATGATACTGATGCCATATTTTCAAACAAAAATTTTATCTGGCTATTACTTGCTTTTTCTGCATATGATTCCATTAATCCATAATTATTATTACTAGTTAGATCATATTGACTATTATTACTGTCTTTATCAACAGTTTTAACTGCGTCATAACCTTTAGTATTTAAATAATTATTAGTATTATTTTGCAGTTCACCATAAAAGTCATTATATAATTTTTTTGATTCAACATCGTTATATTCTTCTTGTAGTTTTATAGCAATATTTGCAACATTTCTTTGTGCCTGACTAGATCTTTGTAGGTCATCTGTAACAGTATCCTGTACAGGTTCTATTGTGCCACCAGTAAATTGTGGTGCTGATCCAATTTCTAATCCTACTTGTGGTGTGTTTTGTAAAGGTACTCTTGCCATAATTATTATTTAGTAAAAAATTCTGAAGGTAAACCAGAAACTATTGAACTAGCACCGGTCAAGAAAGTGCTACTCATATTTAAAAATGGATTAATTGCATTAGCAGTAGAAAATAAATTATCAGCAGACACACCTAACATATCTGCTCTTATACCTGTGCTAACTGCTTGCGCTCGTTTGGCATTCATTGCTCTTACCTTATTAGTATTCATAGTTAATCTGTCTATTTCTTTTATTAATTCAGCACTGGCAAAAACATTAGCAGTACTACCAACACCCATCTGTATACCCCTTGCAGCAAACGATGCTCTTGCACTAGACATTGCCTGACCTGCCTTCATAGTTCGTATTGCTATTTGCTTGTTATATGCTCTACCTATATGCTCTGCTTGCCTTTCTAACATACGTTTATTAAGCTGTGCCATATCACGTTGATGTTCTAAATTTAAAGCACGACTTCTTGCTAAATATCTTTCTGTATTTGCTTTAGATTGGTCACCAATTAAACCAGTTACAAGACTACTTACACCAAGACCAATACCTAATTTATCTCCTATTCCTAATGCTCCAAAATCTAACGCCATTGTTGTACTTACCTCAACGTTACTTTATTTTTTAGTATATATACATAATATCTGTTTACGGTCACACTATCCACCAATAGCAACCTCCAATGTCATACCTACAACTGTTAATGGCAAAGGATCAGTTTGTCTTACAAATAATTGACCATTGTCTTGCCAAGAAGGAGTCAACATTATTTTTATATCTTCTGTTTTTAAACTTGGTGGCGAACCGTATGGTTCTGTTGTACGTTGTTTTGCTTCTATTAATTTGTCAGAAGATGGGCCGGCAAAGATACCAGAAGATTCCAATACCCTTATCCAAACATGATTTAAATTTTTAACTCTGCCCTGACCAAAAGCTTCTACTTGCAATGCCATAGGTAAACTTTGCAAATCGCTATTATATTCCAAGCCTACATGAACTACACTTGCTGCACGTTCTAACGTTATAGCACCACCACTAACTACTCTTTGTGGATGCACTGAACCATCTGCCAAAATACTAACTGTTTTACCTTCTATAAAATTAAGATTAGATATTGCGTTCCTTGCAACTTCATAAGACGTTAATCCAGTATTACGCAAAGGCGCAGGTAAATCTTTATCTAGTTTTGCAGTAGCAACTGTTTGACTAGAAGTAGCAATAATTGTTAAACGATATAAAGTAGTGCCATCAACAATTACTATTGCGTCATTTTTATCTGCAACACTAGGAGGTGCATTAAATAAATTGTAATTAGTAGTGACAGTAACGGTTTCACCTCTTGTGTAATTTGTACCACCAGATATAGTTACAGTTTGATTTGTATCTGTATTTGTACCATCGTATGTTGCACCGCAATCAACAAAAAAACTATCACGTTGAGTTGCAAATATTCTTGTACCCATTCGTTCTATATATCTTTTTGACGCACCATTAATAGTTCTTTTTATAACGCAATAAACAACGTCATCTGCGCCTTCAGCAACGACTGCAACGCTTTCAAACAAACCATCAGTATCATGTTGATGCCATGCACCTATAGCTTGTTCTGGTACATAGGTAAGACCTAATAATTTACCTTGATCATTAATAAACCAAACAACAGGTAATGGTGCTTTTGCCATGCCCATATCTTTAATATCAAAATGATCAAATAAATGTGCTGCTCTTAGTGACAAATCTCCTGTAATAAAACCATTAGCTTGCCAGTTATAACCTAATTCTCTAACGTGACCACCACGAGATGCAGCATAAACCATGCTGTTATTAACAATAACTGGTTGTGCATTATTAGAACCAACATAAGATTGTGGTTTAACAGATATAGATGTAGGTGTTATAGCGTCACTGTTTACAGAGGTTACACGCCATTCTGCTGATCCTGTAAGCAAAAGCAATTGTGTTAATGGCACAATATGTCTAATGGTGTTAGCTTCACGAGCAGCAACTCTAAATTCAATACGATCATCATCTCGTATAGGTAAACCAAACGACATATTACTTTCTGTACCTGATTTAGTCATCCATATACTTTGTGGTGCATTATTTGTACCTGCAAACACTCTGCGTTGTTCAAAATAAGATACAGCACCCGGATAATTACCAGTTCCTACAAAATCGTTTTCATATATTGGTGGCGTTACAGAAAAATCTGGTCCTATATTATTGTCAATAATAGTTGTAGTTGTCGTTTCTCCTATAAATCCAAAAATACCACCTTGATCTTTATAAACTCTATACCTACTAGCACCAGAAACTGCGTTCCAAGTTATTGTATTTTTTGCGCCACCTATAAAAAGATTATTGTTTACAGATGCTGCACTTGATTGCGAGCTTTCGTCAACTAAATTTGCTGCAATAGCAGTAACAACATAATTATGAGTAAAAAAAGTATCTGTATTAGTGCTAGTAGATGAAGGTATATAAGCAGCAACACTTACTCCAGTAGGTGCTGCAATAGGGCTACCAAAATTAATTACTTTAACTTCCCATTTTGTTGCACCTAATCTTCTTAATTCTCTTGGAGCATGATTAGGATGTACTAAAGTTACAACGTCAGCAGATTGTACATAATGCACATCAAATAATTCTGCTTCTAAATATGGTGCTGGTATTTCATATATGTTGGGATTTGTTGGCATTGCATACCAATTAGTAGCATTTGGTGGTTGGCTATTAGAATGTGCTGTTTTAGCGTAATAATTAACACCGTTATATAAAACTATATCTCCTACTGCATAATTTGTACCACTGTTCCACGCTGCACCATTGTTATAAAATAAAGTTTGACCTTGTGTATGAAATCTAAAATATCCATTACCCATTTCAATAACCATAGTTTGCACAGTGTTAAAAGTAAAAGACAATAATCTTGTAGCTTTTGTACTGTCTTTGACTTCTCTAACAAACGCAAATCCCGGTCTGTTTTCTGCTGGCCCTTGTGGTTTAGAAATAAAATTACGCATTGTAGCTGCGCCTTGTTGATATTTTGCATCATCTATACGACCAAACATTTCTGGTGATATTTCACCTGCTGAAAATGCTTTGGAAAACGTGCGTGTTACTGGCATTTATTATCTCCCAGATGTCCAAGGTACTATATGTTCTATTGTTATATCTCTTTGTAGGTTGTCTGCTTGTTTTGCACTTGCTAAATAACCTTGCATCATTTCTATACTACGTTTTGCTTCTGCCATACCTTGATCTCCTTTTATAATTGGCCCTGCCAACATAGATGCCAAATGCCAAGACAATGTATTTATAAATAAAGGTGGAAATAAAGATGGGTCAGTTATAAACGCCTGATATCGTAACATTGCATTTTCCTGATTTGTATATATAAAATTACCTTCTATTGCAAATTGTTGTGGTGTATATTGTCCGGCCACAATAGTGGGTGCAAAATTAGCTGTAAAATTACCCGGAGTATCACCGGCAGACATTCTTGTAGCGTAATCGTTCTGTGCCGTAGGAGATATTATTGCAACAGCACTCATCATGTCGGCAGGTGTTGCATATGCATATTCCCATTGATCTAAGGTATTTGTAGTTAAAGCTAAGCTACCTCGTTTAGATGCAAAACTCCATGTATGCATTGCCAATAAACTATTTCTTGCAATTGGATAAAAACGTGCAGCTTTTTCCGCTTGTGCTGATCCTTCTGGTGGGGATAGCGTAGCTATTGTTGCATCGTCACCCAAGTTAGCTAGGGCAAGGTTGCAAATGTCTACTTCAGTTGCCATAACATCTCCTAAAAAAAAGGGAGGTTAGCAGTAATACTACTAGCCCCCATTGTGTAAATAAAACAACTAATGCCTACTTACTTGCTGCTTCAAGTTGACTAATAAGAGTTTCTTTTGTTTGTCTTCTATCAAGTTCAACACCAATAGAACGACCATAAACTTCGAGTTCGGCTTTTGTCATTGCTTCAAAATCAATAACATCAGACCCACCAACTATTTCTATATTGGTATTTGGCTCTCCGTTGTACTCAAACTCTTCATCAGCTTCTCGCATGGATTGACCAACGAAACATTTGATTTTTGCTTTGTAAATAGGCATAAGTTTTTTTTATTAAACTACGGTAAAGCCAGAAGCATAGAACTTTCTGCCGTCACCAATTGTTTCTACTATATCAGCAGTAACTTTACCTGCATTAAAAGTACCAGCAATTGTGTATCTAGCACCAATATATCTTTGGCCTTTGCCAGCAATATCTGGGTTAAAACGTACTACTACGTTTTTGCCTAATGTTAATGCTGCTGTAAGAATTGCATCGCTGCTTCCTATTACAGTAGGACTAGACAAGTTAGCATTTGCGCTAGTAATAACTTCAAACTTTACGCTTGTACCATTTGCTAATGCAGTGGTAACAGCAAAGTTCATATACAATGCAGTACCTTCACCTATGTCTCTAGCAGTTCCTAGATCTACAGTGTTAGTAGATACAGCAGTTGTTGTAAGTGCTTGATCTTCACTTACTCTGAGCAGTGCATCTGTGATCATTTTAAATCTCCTTTAGTAATAAAAAATTAAACTACACGAGCTTCACTGTTTAATAAAGCATCAACTCTTCTTAGAGGTACACCTAAGAATGATAAGTAGTTGTTTGCTTGCCCAAACTGTGTTAAACCTTCTTGAATTGCCAAAACATTTTGTGACTTATCAAGTGCTGCAACTGACATACCAGAATGAACAGTTCTATTCATATAGAATGCTGCTCTACCCATAGACATATTAGGTATTCT